AAAGCCGACGCTGTCCTCACCCTCGAACTCTGGCAGCACTTCGCAGCCAAAATCGAAACGGAAGGCCTGCAACAGATCACGGCCCTCGAACTCGACCTCCTGCCCTGTCTCGTCGATATGACATGGCGCGGCGTCCGCGTTGACATGGACCGCGTCGAGCGCACGCGCGATGCCCTGCTCAAGCGCGAGAAGGCCATCCTCGCCGAACTGCGCCGCAAGATCGGGTGGGACGTCGAGATCTGGGCAGCACAGTCGCTCGCCAAAGCCTTCGAAGAACTCGGCATCGCCTTTCCGAAAACGGAAAAAGGCGCCCCGTCCTTCACCAAGAACTTCCTCGCCAACAACGAAGATCCCGTTGCAAAATTGATCGTTGAAGCGCGGAACCTCAACAAGACCTCCGGCACCTTTATCAATACGATAAACCGGCACTGCGGCTCAGACGGCCGAATACACGCCCATATAAACCAGATTCGCTCCGACGACGGCGGCACAGTCTCAGGCCGCATCTCAATGTCCAACCCCAACCTCCAGCAAATCCCGGCCCGCGACCCAGAACTCGGGCCCATGATCCGTTCGCTCTTCCTGCCAGAAGAAGGGCAACAGTGGGCCGCAATCGACTTCTCGCAGCAAGAACCGCGGATCTTGGTCCACTACGCCTACGTCTACGGCAAGTCGCGCGGGTCAGACCTCCTCGGCGCGCCGGAGTTCGTCGAGCGCTACCGCAGCGACCCGTCGACAGACTTCCACACCATGGTCGCCGAGATGGCATCCATCCCCCGCAAGCAGGCCAAGACGATCAACCTCGGCGTGATGTACGGCATGGGCGTCGAGAAGCTGGCCGATCAACTCGACATCGGCAAAGAGGAAGCCAAGGCCCTGCTCGCCCAGTATGACGAGCGCGTCCCTTTCGTCAAAGGCCTGACCAAGGGCGTGATGAACCGTCTCAACGAGACCTCGTCGCGCGGCACACTGCGCTCGCTGCTCGGTCGCCAACTGCGCTTCGATCTCTGGGAGCCCGACACCTTCGGCATGAACAAGGCCATGTCCTACAAGGAAGCCGTCGATACATACGGGCCAACCACCAGACTGCGCCGAGCCTACACCTACAAGGCGCTCAACCGCCTGATCCAAGCCTCTGCCGCAGACATGACAAAGCAGGCCATGGTCAACATCTACAAGACAGGCCGCGTGCCGCTCATCCAGATCCACGACGAAATCGCCATATCCGTGGCCGACGCCGACGAAGCGCGGACCGTGGCCCAGATCATGGAAACCGCCGTGCCGCTCGAAGTGCCGAGCAAGTGTGACGTCGAAATAGGGCCGTCTTGGGGCGAAGCGGAATAAAAACAAAGCCTGCTGCGACAATCTAGATAAAGTGCTTGCATCTATAAGCGGCACCATATATTGTCGCAGACAGCGCGCAACAGAGCAGGCAAGACATGGACCTCACACGCTGGAAATCCATCCTCGTGCCACGAGAGATGTACCTCGAAGTCAAGGAAATGGCCTCCAAAAACGGAAGGACCATCTCCGGGCAACTGCGCGTCATGCACGATGCCTACAAAGCCAAAACCAAGTGGCGTGCAACGGCTTCGACATCCAAGGCCAGCGAAGATTCTTCGTCAGATATGCGCTGAAGCGCATTGACAACGGCCCTCGGGCCTGCTACATCAGCGTCGTGTCTTGGTAGGGCACTCCAGTCAGCCCCGGGCGAAAGTCCGGGGCTGATGCGTTCCAAGCCCTGCCCGAAGACTCAATGCAGCCGGTTCGAATCCCGAGCACGCTTCGAGTCCAAAAAATCCTCCGCATTGTTCAAGCACGAAGCTACCAACTCACGGCCCGCGGCCCGCGACACGCTCCGACCCAGAACCTGCATCGCCATGTACGTCAAACCCGCCGTCAAAACGGCGCCCATGTTCAACTTGTTCATCTCACACCAGCCAACCAACCCCTCCAAAAGCTCCACACACTCGTCAGCATCCCGGCGCATCCGATCCACCGAACGAGATTTCATCTTTTTCCCCATCGTGACCTCTTGACAATATCGCATACTTGGACCAGTCTGTTCGCATAACGTATCACGGATCACGGGCCATGTCAGACAAGATTATTACCTGCCCAGAGTGCAACGGACGCGGCGAAGTCGAGTACGAAGTCGCCGTCCCCATGGGGTTCTCTAACCCATACGGATACCTGACAACGAAGTGGGACACCTGCGATCAGTGCAACGGACGCGGGGAAATCGAGGTGGATGATGACGCAGACGACGAGTGAGCTTTCGTGGTTGCGGACGAAGGTTACCAAACAGCGCAGTGAGATAGCACGGCTGGAACAGGTGGTGGCCCGTCTCTCTGTGGAGAAGGCGGAGCTCCTGCTGGACCTCAAAATGTACAAGGCAGAACTGGAGAAGACAGATGGCAAAGTGGGCTGAACCGCGGACCGGGGACCTGTTGGCCGCGCTGCATAGGATCGAGCGCGTGGCGGACATCATCTCGAACGACAGGACGGGTGGGCACCAGTGGAACGTTGCCCGTGCGAACGAGATCAAGGAACTGGCGCAGATGGCTGCGCGCATGGTGCAGGGGCCTTTGAACAATGGGAAGTAAGATGACCGGCCCCGACAAGGACATCCTGCTGTGCCTCGACATCATAGAGAAGATGTCGGCGTCGTTGCGGCACGGTCTGAATGACACGGCGTATGCGAACGCCCGCCTCAAGGATATCAAAACTTTGGCGCACTGGGGTGCGCGCATGTTCAGGGAGAAGTTGCGTGATGGCCACGCATGAAGAACCGCTGCCCGCGTGGCTGGAGGCGGAGTTGAGGGCGCAGGGTTTGGTGCCTCCGCCGAAGCCACCGAAGCAACCGAAGCGAGAGCCGTCGAAGGCGGCGTATGGGAGGGGAGAGGAATGTCAGTTTTGACTGTGACCGTTCTGACCGTGGCGCTGTCGCCCCCGTGGGCTGGCTATGTCGGCTTCTATGCCGACCCGCTGCACTGCCGAGCGATGCAGGACCTGATCGCCGAGGACGACCCCGGCGCCGTGATCCGCTGTGAGCCTGTGGTGCTGCGCGAGCCGGTGCCTGTGCCGCCGCCGAGACCGGACAACTTGAAACCGCGCCACGTTCCCGTGCCGGTGCCACCGATGAGGCCGATGAAATGACCGAGGACCGAGAGCCGATGCCCGGTGAAATCAGGGCCGTCAACTACATCGTTGGCGAGAAGGACGGCGAGCCGCTCTTCAACTACCGGCTGGAGCAGTATGTCCCCGCGAAATGGCAGTGGGTGCCGATCCGCGTCTATCAGGAGGGCGAGGATGGGACGCTGACGGAGATACTGCGATGACCGAGGACCAACGGCTCTACAACTGGCGGGAGGTCGAGGCCATGCGCGAGGACTTGGCCCGTGTTTCGATGGGGCACTCTGAACTTGCGGCAAAGGTCAACGGACTGAGCCACCGCTTGTTCATGGTTCACAGGGTGCTGGCCGAGATGCGAGATGCAAAGGCCTACGAGTGGGCTGACAAGTTGCGCGATGCGCTGGAAGGTAAGGCATGATCCCCCGCCAGATCTTCCTGACGTGGAAGGACAGGGACATTTTGAGGAGCAACTCGCCCATCGTGCAGATGGGCGTGAGGAACCTGATCGAGCAGAACCCGGAATGGTCGGTGACGCTCTACACGGACGCCGACGTCGACCAGTACCTGCGCCAGAACTTGATGTCGAAAGACTGGGATCTGATTAAGGACGAGCACATCGTCGCCAAGAGCGACCTGTGGCGGATGCTCAAGATCTACCTTGAGGGCGGCTGTTACATGGACATCGACCGGCTGGTGAACGTGCCGATGGCCGAGATCGTGCCTGAAGACGTGGAGTGGGTGCTGCCGACGTGTCTGGACCACGATTTCAGCCACGACTTCATGTGCAGCAACGCGGAGAACCCTGCTTTCTTCGCGGCCATCGTCCTGCACCTGCAACGTCGTATGCAGGGTCACAGGAATGTCTACCTGCTCGGGCCGCAGACATGGATGCACGCCGTCAGCCAGACGCTGATGGGGCGGCAGTTTGAGACGGGAGCGGGGCCAGAGGCGTTTGCCGAGATGCGAGAGCAGATCGCCAAGATGCCGTTTATCAAGACGTATCGGGAGCACCCGCCGTACGACATGATCACATACCGCCACGACCCCGCTGCGTGGCCCTACGACCATGAGACGGAGAAGCGTCGGCTGTATGCCGACAATGGTATGAAGCACTGGACGGGGGAGTGGTGATGGACATCGTGCTGGTGACTGGTGGCTTCGACCCCCTGCATGTCGGCCACATCAATTACTTCAACTCGGCGTCCACGCTCGGTGATCGGCTGGTCGTTGGGCTGAACTCCGACGAGTGGCTGACGAGGAAGAAGGGCGCGGCGTTCATGCCGCTCGCCGAGCGCAAAGACATCATCCGCGCCCTGCGCGTCGTTGATACGGTGCTTTTCTTCGACGACAGTGACGACACCGCCTGCCACGCTATCGAGCGGGCGCTCAGGATGTGGTCAGGAGCGCGTGTCATCTTCGCCAACGGGGGCGACAGGGGAGAGAGCAACACGCCCGAATTTGAAAAGTACAACCGAAACCCGCGCGTCAACTTTGCGTTCAACGTCGGCGGCGGCAAGATGCAAAGCAGCAGCGATCTGCTGGCGAGATGGGAGAACCGACATGCAGGTAAGTGAAGAGGACGTCGAGCGCGCCGTGACCGAGGCTTTCAAGATCGTGTTCAGGAAGTGGAAGAGGGAGGAGAAGTGATGACCGACGACCTCCGCATCCAACTGCAAGAGCAGGCGCGTCAGGCTGCCTATTGGAAGGAGCGCGCCGAGTATTGGCGGGACCTATGGTCACGGACCGCGAACCGCCTGATGCAGGTGGACCCTGCTTTCAACGAGCCCAACGAGACCGTGGCCGAGGAGCTGCGGAAACTGGAGCGCCGGTTGTCGAGCGACAACCCAGCCCGCGACTCCCGCCCGGAGTCAAACCCGTGGAAGGATGTGTGATGGCCGAGGGCCACTACCTGACCGAGGACAGCGATCCACGCATCGTCATCACAATGGACCAGCATGTCTTCGACGCGGTTAACATACACGCCCTCCTCGTTAACCGTCCCTTCTCAGATGTAGCCCGTGAGCTACTGCGCTGCGCCGTCGAAGACGGCAAACTCGACGAGTATTATCCACGGAGCAACCGATGATCCTCATCCCCGCCTACAACCTCAACGCCAAACTCGCCACAAAATACGAAGCCCAAATCGCCGCCGCTATCCACAGACATAGAGCCGAAGAACTCGAAGCACTCAAAATAGACCACGGACCACGGACCTTGACCGCTAACCCGCAACGCCGACAAGCACCGCGGGACATAGACGACGCCGCCCCGTGCACCCCGTCAGCGCGCCTAGGAAGGCCGTGGGCAGGCAGGGAAGGGATTCAGGCACCAACCCAGCCGAATGCCGGGGATGGGCCCCAGCGGGGCGCAGAGGGCGGCGCAGGGATGGGCGCCGACCCGGGGCCAGACCTCATCATCAAAGCAGCCTACGCACGATACCAACCCGGAGGGACAAACCCCACAGACGAACTCATCATGAAAATCCTGACAGCATACCCAACAGGACTCGCCATCGTCGATATCGCACACAAACTCTCCATCTCTAGACAAGCAACCAAAGGCGCACTCGATAGACTCACCCGAAAAGCCCTCGTCAAACCCATCCCAGTCAAGGAAATCCCATACTCACAACGACAGTCCTATGGCGCGTCACTCAAAGCAGTGTGGGTCGTCAGAAAGGATGGGGCGAGGTGAAAGGGAGGTGGGACGCGGTTCGCGGTTCGCGGATCACGGTTCGCGGATCACGGGACGCGGTTCGCGGATCACGGCCTTGTATATATATGGAGCCAAACTCTAACGAGGTGAATGAAATGAAAATGACCGTAACCGATGTTTTTCCGTTAACCACCCCTGTTTTTCCCTTTATATATATAGGGTTAGTAGTTTCACTAAGTAGCTAAGTGATGTTTTTGAAATATGTAACCGATGTATCCCCTCCCGAAGGGGGCCGGGAAGGCCGGGGAAGGCCGTCCAAGGGGGCCGCGGGGCAAAAATCGAAAAGTGCCTTAAGGGGGTTCAAAAAAATTTTCGAGCCTCTCGGATTTTCCAGCCATATATACATAGAGCCTTTTGGAACCTTCCAGCCGTATGCGATAAGCGGGGACAAGACCATGAGCGATGAAGTCGAGAAGCAAGTGCAGCTTGCCTTGAAGATCCAGAAACGCGACTCAAGCGTTGCCTACCGGGCCAAAAGGCCCAAAGACATGCCGATGGCCCCTGTGACGAAGGCCCTGACCAGAAAGCAGGAGCTTTTCGTCAAGGAGATTGTGTCGAAGGACGGGCAGATCACGGCACGACAGGCCGCGATCAACGCAGGCTTTGCCCCCGCCTCGGCGCACCAATCCGCCCACAGGATGATGAATCCTCGTCTGTATCCCAACATCGCCAAGAAGATTCGGGAATATCGGTCGGAGCTCGATGAGATGTATGGAATCACCTTCGAGCGGCACCTGCGCGACTTGCAGATCATCCGCGACGAGGCGCTGGCGAATGGAAAGTATTCTGCCGCCGTGCAGGCCGAGGTCCGGCGCGGCATGGCGCACGGGAACATCTACGTCAGCAAATCTGAAATCCGGCACGGCAGCATCGACTCGATGAGCAAGGAAGAAGTGCTGCGGGCCATCCAAGAACTGGGAGGATCGGTGATTGACGTCACGCCCAACGAAAACCCCGGAAAGCAAACTCTGGGCGTCCCTCCGGCAGGCACTATCGAGGATGCCGACGCAGTGGACGACGACGAGGATTGAGACTTGGGCCATGCCGGGCGTCCCGGACGTCCTGCTCTGTGACGAGGCGGGCGGGTTCCATTTTCTGGAACTCAAGACGACCGGCACGAGGGCGGTCGCGCTGAGTCCCCATCAGGTCGCATGGTTGACCCGGCACGGGCACGCGAGCGTTTGGGTTCTGGTCGAGAGGTCGGCGGGCAAGGATCGTCCGAGGTCGCTCTATCTGTTCCACGGCCGCGACGCGGTCGCCCTGAGGATGGACGGGGTCGACGCGGTCGAGCCTGTCGGAGTCTGGCAATGGCCGCCGCCGTGGGAAAATGTTTTGGCCTTGACCTGTCGCGGATGATCGCATACCTTCTGCGGGCCGCGATGGTGCGGCTGTGCTTTGGAGGACCTACCATGAAATACTTTGTCACCTGGCAGTGTGACGACTGCAACACCGGAATGTCCTTTCTGACTGTCATCCCGTCCGATGAGGAAGCGGCATGACCCAGCGAGCTTGGACAATTCAGACTCTGGAGGCTTCCCTGCCTGAAGCTCTGTCGTGGTGCAGGTCCGACTTTGAACGGGCGAACGTCCGCGCGCTTCACGGGATGGAAATTCGGCGGTTGGCAGGGGAAGCCCGGAAAACAAGAAGGCTGTTACCAAGGGAGGCCGAGATCGCGGCCGCATATGGTTTCCGAGCCGAACAAGAGGACGCCGCCTAATGTTCTTCCTGATCGACTGGATCGGCCGCCTGCTATACGGCCGCGAAGTGTGGGACGATGTGTCCCGACGCCCCATGCCCAAGGCGCGGCGGGGTGGTTTTCGGAACGGCAACCGGAGGAGGTAAGAATGAACCAGCAAAGCCCGATTTACTGCCCGCCCATGCTCGACGAGCCGATGCGCCCGATTGTCAACCTCAACGGGTCGGCGCGGGCGCACTTGATCGAGGACCGCATCAGCGCCTTGGACGCGCTGCACCTCTTGCAGGAGCGTCTCGGCATCTTGGTCCCCAACGGGCGCGACTATCCCGGACAGCCCGACACCTACCGGCGTGACTGCGCGGTCCACTTCGCGCGACTGCACGCGGTGCGGCAGATCGAGCAGGCGCTAGAGGCCGAGGCGTCCGTCGTCGAGGCGGGCCGATAATTTCCGAAAAAACCGCTTGCACACTGTGCGAGGTTATGCGACAGAGGGGGCGGGGCAATCCCGCCCCTTCACTTTTGGAGCAAGTGACATGACCTACCAGACCAACGCTTTTGCTCACGGGATCGGCAACGGCGCGGTTTCCGCGCAATGGTGGAGCCGCCCGGCCGACGAAAAATTCCTGTCGTTGGATGCGATGCTCGCCCACAAGAAAGCCGACGCGCGCCGCCTCGACAGCCGCATCGTCAACACCCACAAGATCAAGGTGGTCGGCGAGATCGACGAGGCCAACCCGACGACCGGCTCCGTCCTGATCGAATACACCGACGAGAACCGCGCCGAAAACATGACGGCTCCGACGCACTGGTCCTTCTCACAGGTTGCGACGCTGGCCGGTGCTCCGGCGGGCTACCTGCGCGACCTCCCGGCCCCTCTGGCCGCCGACTGCCTGCAATGGGGCATGCGCTACAACCGGGGCAAAGAACTGGTCAAACTGTATGACAGCGAAGCGGGGGCCGTGCCGGGCGAACTGCGCGCCGCGACCGGCCCCGACTATGGCCGCATCCATGATTGGGAAATCATCGAGCCGATCAAGCGCCTTGTCGATGCCAGCGAAGGCCGTTGGAAAGTGCCGGGCATGATGGTTGGCAGCCGCAACGGACTGGCTGTTTACGACCCCGAAATCCCGGTTAGCATGGAGACCACAACCCTTTTCGCGAGCGACCGCGACGTTTTCGTTTTCCTCGTCGATGATCGCAACCCGATCGAGATCGGGAAACTTGCAAACGGCGAGCCGGACCTTGTTTTTCGGGGCTTCTACGCTTGGAACAGTGAGACGGGCAGCAAAACCGCCGGAATTGCGGCGATGTATCTGCGCGGCGTCTGTATGAACCGCAATCTTTGGGGCGTCGAAAATTTCCAAGAAATCAAAATCCGCCACACGAAATTCGCCCCGGACCGCTTCGCGGCGGAAGCGCGCCCAGCCCTGCAATCCTTCGCGCAGGGTGCGACCGCAAAATTCCTCGACGGGGTGCAGGCGGCGCGGGATGCGATCATCGCCCGCGATGATGACGACCGGCTGGACTTTTTGACAAAGCGCGCCGGGCTTTCGCAGCGGATGGCGAAGGCCGCCGCCGCCCGGCACCTTGAAGAGGAAGGCCGCCCGGTCGCGTCAGTGTGGGACGTCGCGCAGGCGATCACCGCCGTTGCGCGGGATGTCCCGCATCAAGACGACCGGGTGGAATTGGAAAAGCGCGCCGGGGCGCTTCTAGATAAGGTCGCATAAAATTACCGCTTGCCTTCGCGGCCGAGCGTATGCGATACACGGGGCGGGGCAATCCCGCCCCGCTTGCTTTGGAGACCCTGCCATGTCCGATTTCGATATCACCCTGCCCTGCGACATCCTGCGCGCCGTCGCGCT